TTGTATGCAAACTCAAGACGATTAACGAACTTGATCATGTCTCCATCTTTATGAAGAACATAACCCTCAGGAGTTGTGACTTTATATCCTTTGTCCGTCTGAACAAAGGTTCTAAATTCTTCTAGATGATCCAGTTTATCTATAACCATTTGTTTGACTTCTTGCAATTCCTTGTAAAGTGTCAACATAGCTTTAAATTTAGATGCATTGTTTACAAGATAATTCTCACTATTATATACTAGGTTACGTTTTTTAACTAGGTTGTCGGTAGTTTTAATTTTTGCAAGTTCCTTACTCATCTTTGCATGATAAAAGTTTCCTAACTCAATCAATGATTTATCTACATTAGTAATACTACGAGCATTTTTAATTTCATTATTAAAGAACTGTTTTAGATAAGATGATATATGAAACTTAGCGTCACCTTTAGTACCACTAGCACCCACTAATTCATCTAGAAAATCACCACATTGCTTACACATCTTTTCAATATCTTTGACATAATTGTCAAATTTAACCTCTTCTTGATGATTCAATCCTACCTTGTGCATGGGTGTGTCGTTATTTACTACAAGAGTTTCTGTTGATCCTTTTACTTTTGCACCAGCAAGAGCTTGCATAGATTGTAAATCATCACCAGAATAATGAGTATGAAATACTACACCGATCTTCGCTCTGCTCGCTGCTTGTCCAATAGGATGATGCACAGGAATAGCATAGGTAATCGTATTAGGTCTGAATGTGTAAAGTTTTTCACCATGAATTGTTTCTGTTTTTAAAGTAGATTTAGTAAAAAGAAGATCTCCTTGTACTACACCTTGAATATCAAGGGTAGAAAAATGACGGAGAGAAAACTTAAGTTTCTCTGCCAGATCTCCTTCGTACCAACCATCAATTTGTTCTTCACTATAGCAGAGTTTAGGATCAGATTTATTGAATACAGATTTAGTACCAACAAAAAACATTCCTGTCTGAGGATCTGTGCCACATATGACTGATGGTGCACCATCCCATTTAGTTTGCATAAAACCTGTACTGTTATCACAACCAAGCATCTTGCGTAGTTCTTTTAAAAAAGACACAGCAGCTTTACAACCCTCAACTCCATAGTTGAGCATTTCATCTTCCAAATGTTCTAGATGTTTTAGTTGTTTAACGTTTGCCATTACTTCTTATAGTAATCTCCATTGGTATGAGTGGGATAAATTCCACCTTGTTTGTTTCTAATATTAAATTTAAAATCATAAGATTTAGTTTCAAATATCATATCAATACGTTTACCTTTACCAGTAGAACCACCATAATTAATCTCAACTGTATTACCAACGAGAGATGCAGCTTTATTCATATATGCTTTATCAATTTCATAACATTCTAATGTTGAACCAGTATAATGAACCATCCAATATCCATAACCAACACCACTCTTAATCATTTCTTGTAATGCATTCTTACCTGAGTTATCAAGTGTGGTATTTTCAATGTGATTTTCTACTGTAGGACCTTGTTTAGTTCCATAGTTAGCAAATACTTCTAAAAATTTATTTTGGTCTATACCAAACATGTTTAAATATTCTTGACCATCATCAGGTATCTCACCTGCTTTTAATTTTTCCTCTGGAAATAAGTTAAGTTTATCTTTACCTGTACCTTTAATACCACAGTTAAAAAATGATAGTGTGTCTCCAAATTTAACTGAAAGATATACTGGTTTACCAGAAACTGTTAGTGTAATATCTGTCAGAGTTTTTCCAATATCGTAGGTAGCAGTAGTACCACCTGCAGAGATAACAATATTACTACCTTTCTTCTTAAGAGGACGTGCTTGGTTTTTACCACCCTCACCTAAAGCTTGAGTAGGTCCTTCTCCAAATTTTTTAATCATAGCATCAACAATTATGTTGACATGATCTACATATTTTTTTGGTTTCTTACCAGAACAATAATCAATTAATGATTGAGTAAGATCATTTTCATACACATTACCCATATTAACTTTCTTACCACCTTTGACTTGTCCACCAAACTCATCAGTTTTTACAAAGTCTTCTAGATCTAAGTAAATATCTTTACTACTTATACTAGCAGATATATTATTTCCCTTAGGAAAATTACATGTAAATTCTATATTGTTTTTACCACGAAGTCCTTCTCTACATATAGCATCAAGAAGCATCTTTGCTGAATTTTCTTTACCACTACTTCCTTTCATATCATGAAAATCTTGAAAGGGTGATGTTATATATTTACCTGCATTTTTACGAGTGACAGTAAATCCTGCCATCTCTACTATTCCAATATCAGTTTGAAAACGATTACTTTTTCCATTACGATTCAAAGCTTTATCAAATAAGGTATCCATGCGATCAAGATACCTTCCACCGTTTCTGAAAAAATCTCCTGCTTTCATGAAAAAACCTCCCGTCTATCTATTTAGAGGAGAGGTTATAATACTAGTGATGTACAATAAAGTGCTTGTTAATGACATCAATACGTTCTTCTGCTTTTGCAATTATGTCTAGTTGATCTTGAATAGCACCAAGAACATCTGAGTGCTCACCAATACCTACAGGATTATGTAAGTAAATTTCAACGTTAGTCTTTGCTTTACTGATTTCACCTTGTGCTTGCTCAAGTAAAGATGTTACAGTTAGTTCTCTTAAATTACAGGACATGGGTTTTTCTTTTATGTAGCTTATGTTTGGTTGGTTGATGTAATGTGTTTCGTAATCTCCACTCATCGGTCTCCTATAGCACGAACCTCAGATTTTTGAATATCAAATTTACCGCCAGGATATCTCTTCTCTAATTTCTTTACGTTACGTTCAATAACATCATCAAACGAAATTTCAAGTGCCATACAAGCTTGTGCCACATACCACATTACATCACCCAACTCAATGATAAGATGTTCTTTGTTATCTTCATCCCATGGTTTTCCTTGGAAGATCATCTTCTTAATGATCTCAAGAAACTCACCACCCTCAGCATTGATACCAACACCAGAAGTCAGAAGACGTTCAATGTTAGCACCTTCACGATCTAACTCACCAATACGATCAGCGAAGTCAACGAAGTTTGTTGATGCATCAGAAGTAACTGCAGAAACAAACTCCTCATATCTTTTAAAATTAATTGTCATACATTCCACTCTGCGAATTTTGATAGTCTAGATTGTGTATCAGCAAATTGCTGGAAGTCCTCACCAGGATCTTCATCATTGATGTTAATAGCAGATGCGTCATCCGCTACATCATACAGCTTCATTTTTGATCTGTCAATTCCCACCATGAATTTTCTTGAGGAAGTCGGGTCGTTGTATCTGTTCTTAAGTTGTTTGACCATGATGCGACCTTGTTGTTCAAGTTCCTCAGTAGATATAAGGGCAAACATAAAATCAGCAGTGGCAGGTAAACCAAAAGACTCAGAAGTATCGGTAAGATCTGGATCGCTATTACCAAAACCAGCACGAGTAGTCTGAGTGGCACTGATAATAGGTACATTGCTTTCCACAGCAAGACCGCGAAGCTCTTCAGCAATCGCTTTAACATAGGTATACGAATTAACAATTGCACCTTTGTACCTCACACTTGCACATATATTTAAGTAATCTACAAATATTATATCAGGTTTGAAATCTTTTTTCAAGTTGAGATCAGATAAGAGTGCCTTGAAGTGTCCTACATGTGCAGACGCTGTTGGATACTCTTTGATAATAAGTTTTCCTCTAGTCTTTTTAGCGATCTCATTAACTTTACTAGAGAATAGAACCTCAGGTAGTTCTATAATATCTTTGACGTTTACGTTTAAAAGATTTGCGTCAATTCGTTCAGCAATCTTCTCCTCTGCCATTTCACATGTAATGTAGAGAACGTTGTAGCCCTGAGTGAGGGCGGAACCAGCCATGTGGCACATGAATAAACTTTTCCCGACACCTGTACCAGCAAGAGCGATATTGAGAGTCTTGTTAGGGAGACCACCTTTCGTGATAAAGTTAAACTTTTCCAAATCAAAGGG